GAAGGAGTCTTATTTGGGAGCTTTGACCTGGAATCCTAATATGGCTCCTCAGACTTACATTGGTCATATGCAAGTTAGCCCTATGAACCAGAGTAGCACTGGAGTTGGTCCTTCAGGACAACGAATTATTCCTACATCCTTATCTTATGCATCTAGGCCGTTTAAGTACTGGAGTGGCACCATTAGAGTGCGCATTCAAGTGATAGCTTCTCAATTTCACAGAGGGCGATTCGCTATAATCTATAGTCCTAGAGTTTCCCCAGCAGGGCAGAATGATATTTTTAACACTTCATATAATATGATAATAGACCTTTCTGAAGGAAGAGATTTTACATTTGATGTGAACTGGCAACAGCCTCATGCTTACTGCACTGTATCTCCATCTTCTTTTCCTTTGGGCTCTTCTACCCCAAACGCTCTTTTTAGTAGTAATGGAGCGATTTATCTCAGAGTAGTTAACAAGTTAGCTGTTCCTGATGGAGTTACTCCAATTAGATTGCTATTCTTCATTTCGGCGGGCGATGATTTTGAATTAGTAGATCCAAATGGAGAAGGATTAAATACCTACTTGTTTCCAGAACTTTTTGAAGCTCAGTCTGGTTTCGAGGCACAGTCAGCCACTGAGGAACTCCGGAAATCTGAGAACGAACCAGAGTCCAGTGAAACACCACTCCATTTGACAGGTGGTGTGTCTACCGATGTTGGTAGTAAGAATTTAGTGTATTATGGTGAAACTTTTAACTCTTACCGTCAACTTTTAAAACGGTATACATTTGTTCGAAGATGCCTTCTGTCGTGTGCCAATGGTGTTGGCAATGTTAACACATTAACGATGCCGTTGATGGCAATGCCACCGGAGCCTGGTTTTGACCCAAATGGTCGTGATACCACCGTGGGTGGTAATGAGTTCACATATGCAGGTGTACCTTATTGCGTGTACCTTAGGCGTGCTTTTGCAGCATGGAAAGGATCCATACGTTGGAAAGTAATTCCTATATCAGGGATTAAAAGTATGTCTGTTGAGCGTTACGAACCCAACCTTCGTCTCATTAACACTTTTAGAAGACGCTCTGAAGTGAACATTAATTCTACCACGAGCGCTTCCATTGCGGCCAAACAGGGATTAACGGACAACGATTTTACTGGAGCTGGGGCTGCTTTGACCCAGAATAACACTGTCGATTGTTTGGAATTTGAAGTCCCTTTTTATAGCAGGTGGAAGTTTGCTAGGTCGCACAAGACTTATGTTCTTGGAACACAGAATGATGATGCTCAAATCAGACCGGGTGGCAACACTGTTATGTTGAGATTTGTTACCGATGAAAACGTTGATTTTGTTGCATTTGAACTCTATGCAGCAGCTGGAGAGGATTTCCAGCTTATGGGTTCAGTGGGAGCTCCCGTGTATTACACTTATCCATTCCCTGATGGAGCCCCATAATTATAATTTAAACTAAAACTATTGTAAATCTTGTTTTAAACTTTTTTGGAGATTTAACCCTTAACAGAGGGCGTATTATCTGTTGGAAC